TCGTCTCCCAAGGGGAGTCAAGTTCGAGGTCAAAGCCGGTAAGACAATCCTTACAAACGGTGATCCTCGGTCAGCCTTGCTCCCCTTAAACTTTGGAAATGTAGCAAACACTACATTTACTGAGAGTGCTGAACTAGAGCGTATGGTTCAGATGGGTACTGGAGCAATGGACGGAGCTAACAGCAACTTTGCTAACCCCCGTAACTCCACTGCTTCTGGTATGTCTATGCTACAGGCAGCGTCTATCAAACGTCAGAAGCGTACTATTATGAACTTTCAGGAAAACTTCTTGATTCCTTTGATTCATAAGTCTGCTCTACGCTACATTCAGTTTGCACCGGAGCGGTATCCGGCAGGAGACTACAAATTTAAAGCATACTCAAGCATGGGTATTATGGCTAAAGAGTTGGAGATGATGCAGCTTATTCAGCTTATGTCCATGACTCAGCCGGGAACTCCTCCCCATGCCATGCTTCTTATGTCCATCTTTGATAACAGTTCTGTACCAAACAGGGACGCAATGAAACAGGCTATTGCTCAGACAATGCAGCCTGATCCAGCAGCCGCACAGGTACAGCAGATTGCACAGCAGCTTGAGCTTATGAAGTTGCAGATGGAAATTGAAGAGATGAAAGCCAGTGCAATGAAAGATACTGCACATGCCGTCAAGCTACAGTCCGAAGCTCAGACTAAATCGCCTGAGATTGACATGGCTAAAGTTCAAATGGAACTGGCAGAAAAGCTGGCACGTATTGAAAAACTTAAAGTGGATACTGAAAATGTAAGGTCTGAGACAATGCGTAATGGTCCTGAAGTTCAGCATCTACAGTCAGAAACTATTCTTAATCTTGCGAAAGCTCAGAACCAGTGACTGACAAAGAAATTCTTGAGGGACGTTTAAATTTATTTACCAACGACGCTTGGGTTTCTTTTACTAAGGAACTTGAAGATATGGCAAAATCGTTGGAAAATATACAAAACATACCTGACGAGAAGACCCTGTTCTTACGAAGGGGTCAGGTGGATATGCTAAATATGATAATTAATTTAGAGGAAACCACCAAACTAGCGTTGGATCAATTAGAGTTAGATATCTAATCCCAGCATTTTTTAACTCCATAATCTTTATAGACGGAGGATTGGTAATATGGATAGCATTGTTGTAGAAGAACAAGTCGAAACGCCTGAGGAAGCAGAACAGTATGCGAACATCGAAGAGGCTCCCGAAGTGGAACAACCTCAGGAAGAGCAAGAGGTGGAACTACCTGAAAAGTTCAAGGGTAAGTCGATGGAGGACATCGTATCTTCATACGAAAACCTTGAAAAAGAACTTGGACGGAAGGGCCAAGAACTAGGCGAACTTAGGAAACTAACAGATAGTATTCTTCAACAGCAGATTACCACACAAGAAAGCGGAACAGCAGAGCTTGAAGAGGAAGTTGATTTCTTCGATAACCCTGAACAAGCGGTCAGTAAAGTTATTGAAAACCATCCTAAGTTCCGTGAGTTTGAACAGCAGCGTCAAGTACAACAGATTGAGACGACTACTGCCAAACTTAAAGAAGCTCATCCTGATTTTATGGATATCGTTGCTGATACCAAGTTTCAGGAGTGGGTTCAGGATAGCCCCGTAAGGCAGCAGCTATTTGTTTCGGCACACAACTACAATTTACCAGCCGCTATGGAACTGATGAATAATTGGAAAGAGCGATCACTGATAAATAACACAAGTGAAGTCGAAGCAGAAAAAGCAGCTAACCGCGAACAAGCTATGAAGGCAGGAAAAGGTGTTTCCCGTTCTTCTTCTGAGTCTACAGCCGGTAAAAAAATCTACCGTAGAGCTGATCTTATCAGACTTAAAACTACTGACCCTGCTCGTTATGAGTCACTACAGGATGAAATCCTAGCTGCTTATGCAGAGGGTCGCGTTAAGTAACCCTTATAAAGAAAGGAATTAAATTATGGCTTTGGGTTCTAATCATCAAACTACCACGACGGGTGCAACTTTTATCCCCGAACTGTGGTCCGACGAAGTTATTGCCGGTTACAAGGCAAATCTCGTTCTCGGTAACCTCGTTACCAAAATCAACCACGCCGGTAAAAAAGGCGACACGATCCACATTCCGGCTCCGGTTCGTGGTTCCGCTAACGTCAAAGCTGCAAACACTCAGGTTACGCTTCAGGGCGACACCCACAGTGAAGTGCAGGTTAGCATCAACAAGCACTATGAGTATTCCGTTCTGATCGAAGACATCACGGAAGTTCAGGCGCTTCAGTCGCTTCGCCGGTTCTACACCGACGACGCTGGTTATGCTCTTGCTACGCAGGTTGACACCGACATCTTTGCGCTTGCTGAAGGTCTTCAGGGCGGAACGGTTGGTGGTTCCGGTGCTTCGGAGTATGAAAAGGCTGTTATCGGTGGCGACGGAACGACTCTGTACACGGGTGGTACTCCTAACGACACCGACCTGACGGATGCTGGTATTCGTGCCATGATCCTTAAGCTGGACAACGCTGACGTTCCTTCGGATAACCGCTTCATGGTTATTCCTCCGATTGCTGCTAACGACATGCTCGGCATCAACCGCTTCACTGAACAGCAGTTCATTGGTAACGGTGACGCCATCAAGACCGGCAAGATCGGTAGCATCTATGGCATGGACGTTTATGTTTCGTCCAACTGCCCCTCGGTTGACTCCGGTGGGGGACGTGTAGGCATCATGGCGCACAAAGACGCCTTTTGCCTTGCCGAACAGATGGGTGTTCGTTCGCAGACCCAGTACAAGCAGGAATACCTTGGTGACCTGTTTACGGCTGACACGCTGTACGGTGTTGCGGAACTCCGCGACAACGCTGGTGTTGCCTTCGTTGTACCTGCTACCTAAGTAGGTCTAGGGAGTCTCCGGTCTAACGGCTGGGGACTCCCACCCTTATACAGGATAAGCTAATATGATTACTCTTGAAGCAGCCCTATCGGATACCAGTTACAACTTAGAACTGGAAAAGATTAAAAACAAAATAGCACAGCTATATAAAGAACTGCTTACCAAGACTTTTAAACAAGCTAATCCTGCCGCAAGCATGGAAGAGTTGTACAGTTTTTTAGAGGAAAACGAACTGGAGTTTAAGGAGACAGAAGAGTTTGACGAAGAAGCAGAAGATATTGAAAACATTCTATCGTTGCTTTCGGATAAAGAAAACCTAGACCCTGTTAAAGATAAATCTTTTGAAACTCCTTCGGTAGCCTCCGGTAAAACACTGGGAAGCAAAACAAATGAAAAAGGTATGGTTCCAAATACCGTAGCATTAAAAGATTACAAAGGAGGATTGTTTACTCCTCCAGATAAAAAAGTTAAGAAAGTTACAAAAGCACTTAAGACTCCTACTGGAAAAGTAACTAGAGTTATTGATGACAATCCTAAAGTAGACACTCAGATGTTGAAAGAAGTGTGGGATAAGGAACGAGATAAGCTTTTGGAATTAGTTAGGCAACGTAACAAGGAATATGGTGTTGTACTATGAAACCTGTTAAAAATCGAAAAGCCGGTAGCTTTGTCAAAAAGAAAAAGAAAAAGATGACAGAGGAAAAGAAAAAGAAAAACCTTGCTCGTTGGGCTGGAGAAAGACTTAGAGTATCGTAATGCCCCGTGGAAGGACAAGACCATTATTTAAACCCATGCCTAAACCACAAACTCCTAAGTGGTCAAGGCAACAGTTGTTTATAAAACTTTCAAACCAACGGCAAGACGAAAGAGCACCTTATGACAGTGGTGACCAAGCTCTTTACGGTAGCAATAAATCATTGTATGGAATAGCTAGATATTCTTCACGCAGTTAAACACAAGAGGTAACAAATGAGCGATTATACAATTCAAGTTAGCTGGTCTGGCAAAGATGCTCTAGCCGATTCTGACCCTAATAAAATTATTTCAGGTGCAGATTTTAACACTGAGTTTAGTGCTGTTCAAACTGCGGTAAACACTAAGTATGACTCTTCTGATCTTGGTGTAACTCTTCAGCAGTATGATGCTCAGAACGCTGTCACCGATGCGGCGCAGACGTTCACCGTCAGCCAGCGCGGAACTATCACCGTCGATAATGACTTGAATTTTGACCAGAACGCTACGAACAACTTCAAGTGCACCCCAAGCGGCTCCGGCACCCTGACGTTCACCAACCACACCGCTGGGCAGTCGGGCAACATCCTGCTCATTAACACAGGCGGTCATGCGATCAGCTTGGCAGCGACGACCAAGGGCGATGCTAACTTGGCTACGACAATCAGCACCGCTGGCACTTATTGGCTGTCGTATTACGACGATGGCACCAACGCATATGTGGTCACCAGCACGGCGTTTGCATAATGTCGATAATCCAAGGCACATCTAAATCGTCTGCGGCTGCGGCGTACACCATCGACCAGTCGATCCGGCTTAACGACAATGATTCTGCTTATCTCCACCGCACCCCAGCCAGTGACGGTAATCGGAAGACGTGGACATTCTCCACATGGATTAAGCGTGGAAATATAGGCACCGCTCAGGTGTTGTTTGGTTGTTTTAGCACCTATCAGTCATACCTGCGTATCAATGCCGACAACAAGATGCAGTTGTACAATGAGCGAGGCAGTACTTCCAACTGGACCACCACTCAGGTTTTTCGTGATCCGGGTGCGTGGATGCATGTTGTGTGGCAGTATGACGTAACTCAGGCAACCGCCAACGACCGTCAGCGGCTGTGGATTAACGGAGGGGAAGTTACTGACTTTACTCGCACTTCTACCGCAGCGCAAAACACAGACGGTACAATCAACATAGCTGCTGAGCATCGTTTGTTCCGACAGGGTGGCTCTACTAACTACTATGATGGGTATGCAGCCGAAATTAATTTCGTTGATGGCACCGCCTTGGATGCTACCTCATTTGGCGAGTACAACGCTGACACCGGCCAGTGGGTGCCGATAGCCTACACAGGCAGCTACGGCACCAACGGCTTCTACATCACAGGCGCTGACAGTGCTGATCTAGGTGCGGACGACAGCGGCAACGGTAACGACTTTACCAGCAGTGGCTTGACTGCGGCGGATCAGGTTACGGATAGCCCGACTGATAATTTTCCCACTCTTAATAGTACTTTTGATTACTATACATCAGGTAATGCTAGTTATTTTCGACCAAATTTTGCTGTTTCTCTTTTATCAGAAGGCAATCTTAAAATAGATTTTAACTCTCCAAATACGCCGCTTGTGTATTCTACTGCTACTTTTCCCTCAAGCGGAAAATTTTATTTTGAGGTTACTGCGGATATAGCAAACGGCGGTGGTATGGGAATTGGTGGGTCAAACACCATTGAAGATGGAATAGGCTCTTCTGCGGTAACAGGAATGGCTAATTGTATTATTTATTACTCTAACGGTAATTTATATAACCAAAGTTCAACACAATCTTCTTATGGAAATGCTACAGCTATTGCAAATGGTGAATTTGTTGGAGTAGCCGTTGATATTGATAACGATGCTATTTGGTTTTGTGATAATGGTACTTGGGTTGATGGAGATGGAACAGATAGTTCAGCAACAGTTTTAGCAGAAATTGAAGCTGGAACGACAACTAGCGCTGCTGCAACAAATTTTTTAGCTGACCAAAATTCATGGCATCCTATGGTAGCAGCAGTTGGAGATTATCCAACCTATACTACTAACTTTGGACAGTCATCTTTTACTGGGTCAGCGCCAGCAGGGTTTACAAATTTAAGCACCGCCAACCTACCCGACCCAACCATTGCCGATCCGTCGGCGTACTTTGATACTTTGATATGGTCTGGCGATAGCAGTAATAAAAACATTACTGGCTTAGACTTTACTCCCGATTTTCTATGGATAAAGCAGCGCAATCAAGCATTTAGTGTAGGTCATCAACTTTATGATGTTGTTCGTGGCGCTGGTTCAGAAAAAGAATTAGACAGTTCTAGCACTGCCGCTGAAGGTGCTGGCAATCCCGATGTATATGGTTACCCAAGCGCATTTGTTTCTGGTGGATTTACGGCAACCGCTGGTACATCTGGAGATTGGGATTACGTAAACAAAAGCGGCGTTACTTATGTAGCATGGAACTGGCTTGCAGATAACACAACCGGCAGCAGCAACACCGATGGCAGCACTACATCTACTGTCTCTGTTAATACGACAAGTGGCTTCAGTATAGCCACCTACACAGGTACAGGAGCAAACGCCACTGTAGGACATGGACTAGGAGTTGTTCCAAGTTTTGTATTAGTTAAGTCTCGAAATGACACACACGATTGGTATGTGTGGACACCTGACTTAGCAACAACAGAATTTTTGAAACTTAACACCACTGCTGCAAAAGGTACAGCAAGTCCTGAAGTATGGAACAGCACTGCTCCAACAAGTTCTGTTGTTTCATTAGGAACTTCAATAGGTGTAAACAGAAATACATATAATTATGTAATGTACTGTTTCGCAGAAGTAGAAGGCTTCAGCAAGTTTGGCAGCTTTACTGGAAATGGTTCAAGTACCGATGGTCCGTTTATTTACACAGGTTTCAAGCCTGAATTTTTTATGTGGAAACGCACCGACAGCGGTACTTATGGAGATTGGACCATGCTGGATACCAAACGTGATCCATTCAACATGGCCCAAGAAAACTTGAGGGCAAATAGCACAATGGCTGGAGACACCGGCGAAGCTAATCTTGATTTCGTAAGCAACGGAATAAAACACCGTGGTGGCACATCTGCTCGATTTAATCAAAGCGGAGCAACATACATCTACATGGCTTTTGCCGAGACACCTTTTAAAACAGCAACAGCCCGATAGGAGGCACACATGACGACCATCTATAAATGCTGCCACGGGCAGACAATCCGACCGGGTAAAGCGTGGACCGACCAGAACGGTGTAACGCATCCGGCTAGCTGGCACACCTACAGCGCAGAGCGTAAGGCGGAGCTAGGTATTACCGAGATCGTTCAACAGCCCGCACCTGATAGCCGGCTGTACGATTGGGGATACAACGACGATGGCACAGTGACCAGCACTGCCAAGTCGCTGGACGACGTGAACGAGGTGGACGAGAACGGCGACCCGGTTATGGAAGACGGCGAACAGGTTGTCACCAAGGGCGTCAAGTCGAACCTGATCGCTGAGGTTAAGGCGCAACAGGGCGCACGTTTGGCTGAGACTGATTGGGCTGTAATCCGCAACGCTGACACTGGAGACGCAATCCCGGCGAACATTGCAACGTACCGTGCCGCAATCCGCAGCAAGGCTACAGAGATGGAAACAGCTATCACTAACGCTGCCGACACTGACGCCATTGCTGCATTGTTTGTCAGCTACGACGCTGATGGGAACAAGTCTGGCATCCTGTACGATTGGCCTGAGCTTTCAGAATGATAAAGAGGTCTTTCTTTCTTTGGGTTTTTGCTTTAGTAACCTTAGCAATCTACGCTACTACAGCTAAAGCAAATGAAATACCTTGCATAGGAAAAGAAGAAAGTGAGATATTTGAACCTTCTGAACTTATTCGTGGTTATGGGATTAGAGAAGGAGCTTTAGTTAAACTGTCTGTTAGTTCTCAAGGACAGTGGCTCCTTACTCTATCTCCTCCTAAAATGGAAGGTGCAGTTTGTATAGTTTTAATGGGAACGGATTGGAAGTTTGTAACTTCTAAAGTTACTGAAAAAGAGGCTAGCTATGGAAGGAGCTATTGATCTAAGAACCATATTAACCTTAGGCGGTATTTTGTTTAGTGTAGCTGGAGCTAGTGCTGTAGCTAAAATGCAGATTAAACAACTGACTGAAACTCTAGGAGATGTAGAACAACGGCTGAGAAAGATGGATAGTATGTACGATAAACTACATACTTCTACAGAAACACAAGAGCAACGTATTTCAGTCCTAGCTAAGATGGCTTCTCCAGAAAACTTAAGACGTGACCACATGCAGTTAGCTGAACTATTAACTCATGTAAATAGACTACAAAAAGATTATGACCGACTCTATTCCATGCACAATGGAAAACACCCGCCAGTAGCCAGCGAAAGGAAAGCAGAATAATGTTAAGCTTATTAGGATCACTTCTTGGTTTTGCTACCTCAACTGGCCCCGGTCTTTTTAAGATGTACATGGAGGGCAAGCAGGATGTTAGAGACAAAGAACATGAACTTAAAATTATGGCTCAACAGTCTCAGGATCGTAGAGATGAAGCTGTAATTACCAGTGTAGGTGAAACTAACATAGCGGTACATAAGAATGCTGATGAACACACCAAACGTGCTAGTCAGTGGGTAGTCAATCTGTCTGCTACGGTACGTCCTTTGATTACCTACTTCTTCTTTCTTGAGTTTGTCCTTCTGACTTTCCTGTCAGCCTTTGGTCTTATCAGTGCAGAGTTGTTTGACAAGCTGTGGTCAGATGAAATCATAGGTATCTTCAGTGTCATCATCAGCTTTTGGTTTGGTCAACGTCTGGTTAGCAAGTGGTCTAAATGATAAATAAGAAAGGTCTGGAGTTAATCGAAAGCTTCGAAGGTTTTCGTTCTGAACCTTACAAAGATGTAGCTGGTATCTGGACAATAGGTGTAGGATCAATATACGGACTAGACGGAAGCAGAGTTACCAGAGATCACAGACCGATTACAAAAGAAGAAGCCTTTGGTCTGATGGAACGAGATTTGAAGACAACGGTAAACAGATTAGGAAACCTAATTAAAGTACCAGTAAATGAAAACCAGTTAGCTGCTCTAGCTAGTTTTGTCTACAACATAGGATCAGGAGCGTTTCAACGAAGCACAGCAAGAATGAAGCTAAACAGAAAAGATTACTTCGGTTGTGCTGATGAGTTTCTTAAGTGGAAGTATGCAAACAAAAGAGTTATCCCCGGTTTGCTGAGAAGAAGAGAAGCAGAGCGGCAGCTATTTTTAGATGAGGAATTAACTGATGAGCTATAGGACTGTCATAGACAAGGTTTTAACGAGGCTTAGAGAGGACACCATCGGTGCTGATTGGGTTGGGGCTATCTCCTCTGCATCTGAAGTAGATGCCTATCAGAAGCTCATCGGAGAGCTTGTAAACGAGGCTAAGGATATTGCTGAGGATTCTTGGAACTGGACTGCACTACGTTCTATTGAAACAGTAACCACGTCAGCTTCTACAGCTACCTACGACATGCCTAACGTAACCGACAGGACACGTATCTTGCAGGTCATAGACAATACAAACGATAGTATTCTTAAGCAGACCAGTGACTCACACTTTTACAACCTGACTTACATCGGTGACACTCAGACTGCTAACCCCACCTACTACCGTTTGAATGATAATGACATCTCCTTCTGGCCTACTCCAGACGGAGTGTACGACATTAAGGTACATGCAGTTATTCCTCAGGATGATCTTACGTTAGCTGCTGATACCTTTACTCTTCCTGAAAATATCATCGTTCTTGGAGCTTACTCACTAGCTTTGGCAGAACGTGGAGAAGACGGTGGTACAACTTCTGACCTTGCTCTACGACGCTTTCAGCAATCTCTTGGAGATGCTATTGTACAAGATGAAAATCGAACTGTAAACGAGACAACGTGGTATGCCAGTTAAACCAGTCACGCCTGTAATCCTGAAGGGTATAGGTTCCAGAGGACTTAATACCCAGACCCAGAGTTCTACGATTGGTCCAGAGTTTCTAACTGAGGCCAATAACGTAGTCTACGATCTGGAAGGTCGTATGGGTCCAAGGAAGGGCATTAAACAAATTACAAGTGCGGTAGCATCTCCTGTGAAATCCATAGGAGAGTTTGTTAAAGCTGACCGTACCAGAGAGTACTATGGTGGTTCTGGAGCAACCATTGTAAAACTTAACTTTGCTACTACTCCAGACACTCTAGTTACTCAAACTTTCTCAGGAACTCCTCAAACCATTACTGATAGTAACTGGCAATGGATAAACTTCAATGATGAGTTCTGGGGTGTACAGGCAGGTCACAAGGTTATTAATTATGATGGGACAGACTGGTATGATATTGATGATCTGTCTGGTTATCATGCTCCCTCTGGTATTACTACCTTTGATCCTAACTGCGCTCTTGGTGAGTTTGGTCGTATCTTTTACGGTGGTGTTACTGAAGCAAAGGGAACTTTGTTTTACTCAGACAACCTCATTGGTCAGGATTTAAACACAGGAGCTTCTGGTCAGCTTGATCTAAAAACTGTCTGGGGTAATGATGAGATAGTTGGTTTAGGTTCTATTGAAAACAAGATAGTAATCTTTGGTAAACAGAACATTGCTATTTACTCTGGTGCTACCAACCCAGCTACTATGGTTCTTGATGAACTTATTAGAGACGTAGGATTAGCGGGTAGAGATAACATTGTATATGTAGATTCTGATGTAGTCTTCCTAAGCTACGAAGGTCTTCAGTCGCTTTCTCGTGTACAGCAAAGCGATGGTAAGTCTCCTTTGGAAGGTCTGTCTCTTACAGTACGTAACGACCTTACAAGGTTATTGTCTCAGGCAGACGTAGGTAACATCAAAAG